ATGGTCATACACGTTGTCCAACCCGGTGAAACCATCAGCTCAATATCAGAATATTACAAAATCCCAGTTGACAGATTAATATTGGAAAACGGAATTACAAACCCTGGCAATCTAGCAATAGGTCAAACTATCGTGATTGTTCAACCTGAAACACTCTACGTCGTCCAGGCAGGTGATACTTTGGAGAGTATTGCAAAGCAGCATGGTATTACGTCAATGGAATTATTGAGAAACAATCCCTATCTCTCTGATAGAGAAACTCTATACGTTGGTGAATCCGTAGTTATAAGCTATCAAACGAATAAAACAAGAACAATTGCCACTAGTGGTTATACTTTTTCATATATAGATAAATCTGTTTTAATAAAAACGCTCCCTTTTTTAACATATTTGACTATATTCAATTATAGGGCTACAAGTGAAGGAGAAATTATTACTATTGCTGACGATGCTGATGTAATTCAGTTGGCTAAAACTTATGGTGTTGCGCCCATGATGTTTGTTTCTACGATTACGGAAGAAGGAACTATTATTCGTGAAGTAACTCAGAATATTTTAAATAACTCTTCTGTGCAAGATCGTCTTATTGAGAATATTCTTCAAATGATAAAAACAAAGGGTTATTATGGAGTGAATATGTATATCGAAGATATTACACCGGATAACATAAATAGTATTGTAGAATACATAAAAAAGGCTTCAGCTATATTTCGTTCTGAAGGTTATAGAGTACTAATCACCACTACGCCAATTATGAATATTCAGGGGCCTATTGTCAGCTTTGAAAAGTTGGATTATTCACGATTATCTGGATATGTAGATGGAATTCTATTTGCTTCTTATGATTGGGCTAGATTTTATAGTTATCCAAGCTCAATTTTCCCAGTTAATGTTTTAAGAGAACTATTAGACTACGTAACCAGTATTATTCCACTCGAATTATTATTCTTAGGAATCACTACACTCGGTTATGATTGGACACTACCCTATGTTCCGGGTGCGACAGAAGCAACTGCTATAGCAAACAATAATGCAATACAGATTGCAGCAGATAACAATATACCAATACAATTTAACGAAGCAGCACAGTCACCTTTTTTCTATTATATGGATAGTGACGGGATTCTTCACTTAGTGTGGTTTAATGATGCGAGAAGTTTTGAGGCAAGAGCCGGGCTGGTAGCAGAATATGATCTTCAAGGTTTATCTCTCTGGACTATTATGAGATTTGATACCCAAATGTGGTTTATTATTAATACTCAATATTACATCCAGAAGTTGTCCTTTTAATGCTTGAAGGATTAAAACACCTGTGTTATTGGCAGATTGCAAAGTATCTTTTATAGGCGGGCCTGGATACCGGATACCCGCCTACCTTTTAAAATTCTCCAGGTCCTTGTCCCCCCTGCCGATTTGATACATATAAGGCACATTCCAACGGGTGCCCGGCTCTTGGTTCAAAATAGAAATCCTGGCCATCAATAACCTGCCAATCGGTAACTGCGTATCCATTCGGGTTGAAATAGTACTTATGGCCGTTGATGATCTGCCAGCAAGATTTATAATAAGAAGTCTTAGAATTTGCGTACCACCAGCCATTCTTATCATGGTTCCATCCTAGAGTATATTCGGCAGGAGCTACGAGAGCAGCCTTAAAGCCGTCCCAGGTATGCTGCGTATGATTCCACACATAAGGGTTCGGGCAAATCTTCCCAGTAACATCGTGGTGACGAATCACCCGGTCCACAGGTATGTTATATTTCTCCATCAGCTCCTTGGTCAACTCGATCGCTGCCTTTACCGTAGCGTCCTCAAAATACCAATCCCGGCTTGTGTCTGCCAGATTTCCACTGCTATTTCTTACGCACATTTCAATTCCCAGGCTATTTGCATTCCGACATTCCGGGTGAACGTACGATTTTGCCCCACAATGCCATGCAATGTTCTTTTCCTCAACGGACTGCCAAACTTCCCCGTCAAACCCGATATAATAGTGAGCGCTGGCCCCAATGTATTGGGAAGCATAGTATTTACAGTTCGCTTCCGCTCCTCCTAAGGCCCCCACATAATGGATCACGATGTATTTAATGCGGTCCGCGGTACCAGCATTGTAATTATAAGGTGTAAGTAATTTATTGATTTGCATAGTTCCTCCAATCGAAAAGGCCCAGGAAAATCCCGGGCCCAAAAAGTTGCGATATAACAACATACTATTCAGTTTTTCTAGACTGCTTAATAATCTGATCTACATATGTACTCAATCCGGCAACCAGAACACCCTGCGTAATTGCTGTAAATATCGCCATAGCAATTTCCTGCCCGGTCTGGCAGCTACTTGTGCCCAACACGTATATACCGCACAACACAATGCCCACAGCCCCATTGATAAGGGGGATATACTTACCCTTGATGGTCTGGCTCTTTTTAATTGCCTGTCCTAAAAAGTACAGAACTACTGCCACTATGATTAGTTCCGGTTTGACATAATTCGTAATCTGTTCCATAAATTAACCCTCTCTTTCTTCCGGTTCCTCCGGCATGGATAATAAATTGTCTTTGAGTCTCGTTGCTACATCGTTCCCGCCCAGGTCATGATAAGCATCGTACATCCGCTTTACATTCTCTTTGGCATAAATAGGGCAAAATCTCTTATCTTGGTAATGATTGTATACTCCTATTATTCTATCTCTAAGCAGCGCTTGCATTCCGTCATGGAGTGCTTTATTTTTTACGCTTTCCTCCGCTTGTCTCTTAGCAAGCCTTCGATATCCCCAGCCCAATAAAGCGGAAACAATTATAAATAACCATTCCACCCACTGCCTGTCTATATACTTTATGATTTCTAACAAAGGACCATACCTCATTCTTTCTCTTTTTCATATTCTTTCCCGGTGATCTCCATGAACTCATTTTCTGTGATCCAGCGTCCTACGGCATTCCATACCATAGTTAGGGACCATAATTTCATATCGTAAAATCCTTTTACAGTTTCAAATTTATTCATGGCCCACCTCCATTTCAATTCCTGACATCATGGACAGATATGCAATTTGTGCATTCAGTGCTTGAACCTGTTTCTGGGATTCCTCATACTGCTTTTGAATCAGTGTAAGTGTTTGAAAATCAATGAACGGATAACTTTGGTATCCTTGAAAATTTTTTTCCCCGTTATCATCAAGCTTATAAAGCAGCTCCCCTGTAACTTCATCCCGAGCATTGCTGCCATCTTCGTTAAAAAGAAACTCGTATTGTGGTTCATATTTATACCCACGTATACAAGTATTACAAAGATTACCAAACATTTCTTGCCGACTTGCTTCAACCTCAAATGATTCCCTGTAGTAACTTGGTTCTATATCTAAAGATAAAATTTCATACTGGTCATTTACATATATTTTCATTTTCTTTTCCTTTCTATTTTCGTAGGCGGTGTTACATGCACGTTGCAGGATAATAAATTAGCTAAACCAAATTCTTTTTATATATGCAAAATCTTTACTGCTAATTCCTGTGTTTGGATACATAGATAATAGAAAGTATACGGTACTATTAATGTTGGCAAGGTTTAGGCTTATGGTTGTTTCTGATGATGAACCAATTCTAGTATTACCGGTATCTCCAAGTCGGTTGGTAATTTCCCATTTATTATTACTGCTAGCACTAGAAGCTTGATATCCAGTTCCACATTCAATTCTTAAAAATTGGGTAATAGTAGTTTGAGCATTAAGCATTGTGACATTAAAATATGAATAATTAATAGTATTGAAACCTTTTGTTATTAACATAGCTAGACTATATCGTATACTATTCCCCACAAGAGCAATCTGCGCAGAATCATATCTTAATGATCCTGCCGTATAATCACTTTGGACGGTCCATGTTGGGCTTAGGTTTGAGGAAGCTATACTCCCCCAAGCCCCTCGATTATATAAATCAAGAGATCCAGCAATGTATCCTTCAAACGATCCCACGGTGCCCCCAACATTAACCCCTTTTTTTATGTTGGCAGCGGTAAGGTTGGACACTCCGTTTACAGTCACATTGCCAGTCAGGTATTTCCCAGAAGTAGAAACAATTTGCTGGGATGCTGTAGGGTTAATTGTTTGTGCTCCCATAGTAGCAATATTCTGTGTTACTTTCCCCTGACCATTATGATGTCCCTGTGGAATCGTGTATGTACTGTTAATCGCTAATGATTGGTTTACGGCACCATTATTTACCATTGTTCCGGTTAAGGGATTACCATCTTTGTCTAAAATCACCTTTCCGGCCAGCACATCTGGAGCCACGGCTGTTATGACGTCAAGATCGGCCCCGCCACCGCCTTTTAAAATAATACAATCTGCCACTCTTACACCCCCTTCACTTGAATCTGAAAGTCCGTTGTTGGTTTCTTTTTATAGCAATAGACTGTTATTACCCCTGCACCAGAAACCGCCCGGGTTACACAGGCATAAGCTTTCTCCTGCAAGTCAACATTTGCCGCGGTAATGCCGGCCGGAAGGTATAGACCTACTGTCGGTCTATCATTCTCGGTCATGCCAGTCACATTGACCGTCTGGGTGTAGGGGGCTGAGCTGCTCCAGCCTGCGGCGGTGAGAGTGACCTCTGTCACGTGATCAAGCCGATTTATGGCTTTATTCGTATCATTAATATCTTTAGCGCCAAAACTATCACCAACCGGATCGTATGGGGTTACATCCTCGAAGCTCATTGTTCCATCCGCATTGGTGATCATGCGGTATTTTCGGTTCCCCGCAAAACCATCATCCTTATAATCAGTTTTTAATGCCATTTCTTCCTCCTAACTTAAAGGGCAGCCGATTCTGATGCTCCGCCCAGATCCCTACCCGGACGGAGATTACAAAGCTCTCTTTCGCTGCCACTGGATTCTTGCTCATAGTCACACTTGTTATCTCAATCTGTGCCATAGGCCCTCCTTAATCAGTCACCTTGATTGATAATACAAAGGTCTTGCCAGCATCTACTGGGTTCGGTACCAGGCTCACTTCCGTGATGACCGGAGCTGCCGTATCAAGTGTAACGGTCCGTGTTACCGTGGTTGTCTTTCCTGCTCCATCTTTTGCCTCGACTGTAATAGTGTTGGATCCCTCTGTCAGTGTTAGTGCTTTGCTGAAAGTACCATCAGCCGCCACAGTCACAGCAGTGGCTGTACCGCTGTTAAGTTTCACGGTAACGGTCACTGGGCTGGAAGTCACATCATTGGTGTTTCCGGACACTGTGCAGGCCGGCTGATTGGTGATCAGATTATTGGCAGGGGCTGTTACGTTTAGGGTGGGCGGTACTGTATCGATCTTGAAAGTCACGCTTTTCTGCGCAGCTGCATTACCATCATAGTCTGATGCATCCACCTTGATTGTATGGTTACCATCTCCTAAAGCTGATGGGGGTGTATAGCTGCAGGTAAATCCTTTTCCAGATGCCGTTTTCGTAATTCCAGAGGTGACAACCGTAGAATCTATGGTTAGCTTAATCGTATCAGGATCTACGCCAGAATCATCATCTGTAATGGACAAAGTAATGGCAGGCGTATTGTTGGTAATCAAGGCTGATGCTGTCGGGGCTGTTATCGTAATTACTGGAACCACCTTTTCTTTGACAGTAAGCCGCAGGCTGCCCCCAAGCGTACTGTCCGTTGCGTCCTTTGTGGTGACGTTTCCCGCCGTATCCTCTGCTTTGATGGATACAGGGTAATAATGTCCACTCAAAGGATAACTGGACGTTGACGGGGCCGTGATGGTTGCCTCATAGGCTCCTGTGGAGCTGTTCAACGTTAGATTGTAAGTCTGGCCATTGAGCGTGGCCTGTACCGTTTTAATGCTCATAGTGTTCCTCTCTTTCCTAATGAAATGGGTAATCTTCTCCGGGCTTTCATAATTCCATATAGCCAGTCAAAGAGCTTCTGGCAGGCCTCTTCTATCTGGTTCAATTCTCCATAACTCAAAAATGGCTTATTCTCCAGGTGGACACTGTACTGCTCTGCCGGAAGGCCCGAAGCAATACAGATATAATTTAGATTCTTTTCAATCACCTGGAAGTCTTCCGGCCTGGGATATTCCTCCCAACTCTTATCCGGACCCATGTTTATAAATTCCACGCTTCCAAATAAGGCGTCTGTTATTCGCTTGATGTAACAAACATTATATTTGATCCGGTTATAATCCGCTGCGTTAAAGTAATTAGGCGGCTCCCAATGTTTTGTAGTGATAAAGATATTTTCCTTCACCACCAACCGGAGATCCCCGCCAAGCTCTGGATCGTCTTTGCTTTTTACCGTAACATTGCCAGCAACGTCCCCAGACTGCAGGGTGACCGCATAGCTGCGGTACTCCATCAAATCCGTGTCAGGAGCTTGAGGGGCCGGGATAACAGCGTGATAAAAGCCGTCCTCTCCTAGCGTCAGCTCGTAAGTGACGCCATCTATAACAGCTCTCGCATACTTTACCGACATACCGCACACCTCCCCCGGCCAAGATGGAAGGCAAATCGAGGGCGGCCTCTGGATTGCCCCATCAGGTTTTCATACATCTGCCGGCAACCACCCTCAATCCGGTTCAAATCGTTGTAATCCGGAAATGGCTGATTCTCATACCAAGTCACCGTCTCGCCCAGCCAGTAAGGGTATATCCCGTCACGGATCCGTCCCAAGTTCTCCTCCAGTGTATTGATTTCGTCTGCATAGAAACTGTAGTCCTGATAGCTCTTATCGGGCCCCATTTCCTTGATTACAAAATCTGGATATAAGGTAACAGCCAACGCCCAAAGCTCCTGAAGGTTATTCTTGATCCGATTATAATCTTCTATATTAAAATGGTCCTTGGGCCCCCAGATCTTAGGTTGTATCCACATCCATATACCTCCTTGCCTTGATCGATCCAGATAACGCTCCGTTAAATTTAAGGGTATGGTCATAGATCTGGATCAGCATATCGGGGATATACCGGTTTTCCAGAAATGCCAGATCATTAGCATCAATGCGGGGTTCTCCCCTGTACTGCAGTTCATACTCCCGATCCGCTTTCATGTAGTTACCAATCCAGTCGGCCAAGTCAGCAGCATGGATCATATCAGATATCAGGGGGTTTTCCCAGGTCTCCAGGCTGCCAGTAGGGTTTAATTGCCTGCTTACCTTGGCCTGGCTTGTCGTGTATTCTCGGCCAGTCAAAACAACCTCTACCGCGCCGGTAGCCCCCGTAATCTCCACGATGGCATAATAACTGCTGCTGTCAACGATAATAGCCTCCTGCCCCTCCTGCCTCTCTGTTAGAGTACAGGATAAGTCATAGGCCGCATTATAAAAGTAGAATGTATACCTGTTTTCTGCAGGTGTGACTGTAATCATCTCTTTGACCAATTCTTTCAATTCCCCTGCCCGATTGTAGATAGTCCTGATAACCTGCAGCTCTCGCACCTTGGCCTGCTGGATACCTTTCGGAGTCTTGGTCAGCTCATGGCCATATTCTAAGTGGTAGTCCGTCACATCTCCAAAACCGATGTAGTCCAGTAGGATCCGATTGTGTGGTCTGGCTCTTACAAACTCAAGCTCCATGCAGTCAAAGGTTTTAAACTCCCGGCTAACAATCGTTTTCTGGCTGATCTCCCGGATTGTAATATCTTCCACCGGTTCTCCGAACAGGGCTGTATGTATAACAAATTCTTCCGGAGGATTTCCTCCAAAAAGGAACTGCACTCCAAAGCAAGTAAAAGAAGCTTCTAACTGTAATGCAACACGGGGATTTTCTATAAAGGTACCGTCCTCCCTGCTCATGGCTTGACTGACATATCCCGTATCCAGATAGGGGGCCTGTTCAGTGATAAAATACTGACTAGCATCCGCTTTCGTAAAATCTGATGCATAGGAAGCATATTCCGCTTTCTTTCCCGGTTTTAAGATGTTCCCAGCCTGGCTATACTCCGTCTCTTCTTCAGCACTGGCCACCATGTCCGGGATAAAACTGGATTTTAAGAAGATTTTCCCCTCCCGGTCCTGGTAAAGTATGCACCGGCCAGCATTGGCAATCAGCTGCAGGGCCTCCTTGTGAGAGACTACCGGCATCGGATTTACAACCTTCACGGATTTTAAATAAGGATCAATCCAATAGGTCCGGGAATCCACCTTGGCATCTGAAAACACATCAACCGCCAGGTCATATAGACTGATCCCTTCCGGCCGGTACAGACCCTTATAATAGGTTCCGTCCATGCCGTCAAACCGATCTGTTGCTGAAAAGTCCATCTGCTCATCATCAGCAGACCATTCCTTTAATTGAACCGTTGCACCAGGAATCCACTCCACGGATCCGTCATCAAGCTCCTGACCATATAGAACAGTAATATCCTGGCCAATCTCCAGGAAGTTTACAGAGCTTTCGACGTTCTCCACATCAAAAGCCCGGTCCTTATTATTTACGGTCAGATTAAGATCAATGGTCGGCAGCTCCTCCATGATAGGACTGACATGCTCCCTTTTGGTGGCTGAGAGGATCTTTCTATTATCAAAGTAAATACCAATCCCCATTGTGATCTTGTGGATCCGGAACCGGCTCTGGCAGTTTACCATAACTGAAGGAATGAGGCGCAGAAACGAAGCGCCGTTAAATATTTCCTCTGTGACAAAGTGGCCACCTACATTCCCAGTGATCTCCACCATATTGTTATCGGATTCTATGACAAAATCCACCGGGTAGGCTTTTCCAAACTCAATCGTTAAGCCTTTGATATCATACTCAATTGGAAACCGGATCTCTATGGGGCCAAGAAGATCCTTTGAGACAAGGCCCTGATTGAGCACCACATCCGCTCTCTCCCTTGGAAGAAAGTACATGCTGCCGTCCACCGCTGTATAGTCCTGGTCACAGGTGGCATATAGTTCCTTAACTGCGTAATTGTCCAGTGGCATTTTAAAACTACTGTAATAGGTATAGTTTTCTTTATCCAGAACATAAGCGCTGGCCTGGGCCTGCTGATTAATAAGGCCGATGGTTACGCGGATATATGAAAACGGATCCCTGAATTCACGACGCATCAGTTCTTTATATTTCTGACTTGCTGGCTGCACTACTCAATCACCCCACAATCAATTATATTTACCTTACAGTCCATGTACCTTGTTGGAAGTCCATCTGCATCAAATTCTATGGGGGTTGCTGCCCGGTTCCCCGGATACATGCGGATTGTCATCATGCGATTATGTACCATGTCTGGAATCCTTGCCGTCACCACAAATTTATCAAACTCCTGCAGCATAGCTGCCCAAGTGGCAGCATCTAAAAACTTCCATTGCAGGTTCTCAAATTTGTATTGATCTCTTCCCACTCTCTGGCCTATAAACTCCCCCAGGGCATTTTTTCCGTCACTTACATTCGTTGCCACCACCAAATTTCCGCCAATGTCGGGAGACGGAAACTCCCGGCCATTGATTGTTATTACTGCCATGTGTACCGCCTCCTTAAGTTGTTCTTAGAGAGAAACCACTTCTCTTGTCCAGATCGGATAATTTCTTTTTAATCTCACGAATATCAATATTTACAGTCAAATCCATAGCCTCAATCAGTTCTATGATCTTCCGGAGAAGGTCCACCATGAGGGACAGGTAGTGATCTGACATGTTCTCGATGGGCATGGTCATAGCCCGGCCAGCCATTGCCTGGACCTGATCTGTTGTATTTACATTACGTCCGGTAGTGCCGACCAGAGACAGCTGCGGGGTTGCATTGCTGACAATGGCGCTCATGCTGGAAGCCAGCGGAGCGATGGCGGATCTCATGCCATACTGCACCGCCCGTGTTATGCCATCCGTAATCTGCATGTTATTGGCAACCGCAGCCTTGCCTCCCCAGCTTCCTACCATTTCGGGATTGCCGTTTTCATTGGCTACGAACAGGCTTCCTGATTCTGGAAATCCACCGGTTGCACGGCCCTTTACACCTGGACCACTGTTTACATACCCTTTACTACTTCCCGAACTGGAGGATCCTTTTTTATCTTTTTTATCTTCTTTTTCTTCTGCATCGTCCTTGGCTCTGCTGAACGCATTTTTTGCCCCATCAATAACCTTATCAAATACTTCCCCGACGGTCTTTGCAATTCCTCCCAGCCAGTCCGTAATGTTACTCCAAACACCTTTCATGCCTTCCCAGAACCTATTCATGACGTCCTTGCCGATTTGGAGCATTTCATCCAGCTTGAATACATCTTTAATCTTCTGCCAGATTTCCCCGAACCATTCCTTGATGGCGTTCCATTTTACTTCAATGGTGGACTTCACGCTATCCCAGATTTCAGACAGCTTATCCCTGATCGCTTCGAAAACTTCGGAAGCTTTGTTTTTGATCGAATCCCAAACTCCACCAAGAAACGCTAAAATAGCATTCCAGATATACTCTATCGTAGCCTTTACCAAGCCAAAGTTTAACTCTATTTGCACCCAAATCCAATTTAGCGCGGCCCCTAGTATATCTTTGATGCCATTCCACACGCCACCAAATATTTCTTTAATTCCTTGCCATGCTCTATCCCAGTCACCTGTAAAGATACTAATTAGAAAATCCAGCAGTCCGATGAATATATCTAAAATATCACCTATTACTTTCGCTATGCTTTCAAAAAAAGCTGCAAAAGCGTTGATACAATTCTTTACAAAAGTAGATATAATAGGTGCAGCAACTTCCATAAACCACATGATGAATGGTTTTAATATCGTATCCCATACTACACCTGTCCACTCTGCAACTTTAGTAAAGAACTCCATAAACTTATCAATAAGAGGAGTCAAGACCTGTGAGCGGAGATCTTCGAACTTTTCTGCAAGGTAGGTTATTACCGGCAGCATGTATTGATTATAAAGTTCTAGAAATTTTGTTCCTATCTCTACTAAGCCCTGTTTCAGGTTTTCAAAATATGGCTTAAAGGCTGTATCATAGGTTTGATTTACCTTAGTTGATACTTCTTCAACAATAGATTTTATTTCGGAGAAGATAGGCTCCACAGCGGAAAAAGTATCTTCCAGAGTCTTCTTAATTAGGTCCCTGTTTTGAATGAAGGGGGCCGTAATCGTATCAAACAAATCCCTAGCCAGTTTGCCGACCAGCTCCGTAACGCCCATAAAAGCTTCTGCAAAAACACCTTGCAAGTCGGCAGAAATCTGCTTAGCGCTATCGCTTCGAAGTGATGAGAATATTGTTGCAAGTGCAACGCTAAAATTACCAGCAATGTCCGCAATACTTCCCCCAATATCAAACATGGATATCAGGTACTCTTTAATCCTACCGCTGTTTTGCTCTAGAAACTTATTAATACCGCCCAGCAGATTATCCGCTATGGAGGCGCCGATAGAAGCCATACTTCCAGTTACTTTTCCCAGATTTACAGCTATGCGGTTTCCGAATTCCTCCGCTGAAGCCAGGACTGCTGGATCGGTGAAAATGCCCTTCAAGCTATTTCTAATGCCTTGTATGGACTGCTGGACGCTGTTCAGTACGGATGTATCTCCAAGGCCAATACTAAAGCCAGTCTTAAATAATCCAGCTAATTCTTTCGCCCGGTCAATCAAGCCCTGGTACTTATTGCTGACTTCCTCAACGCCAGAAGTATCAAGGGAACCCATGTCAAACTCATCTGCAGCATATCCACCAGCTCCACTACCTGATCCACCACCGCCACTTCCACTATCTGGATTGATGATATTTAATTCATCAATTCCAGTGGACATTCCCTTGATATCCTTGGCCGCTTTCTTGGCAGCCCCGCCAGTCCCTCCGATAGCACCAGAGGCATTATCCGCAGCATCAGTAATAGCCTCCATGCCGGCGGCCGCTGCGGCCGATACACCTCCACCAGAACCTTTCTTTCCGGATATCAACTCCGTGAACGCCTTGAACGCCTTGGCAAGGCTCATCAGCTTTCCGATGATAGTGTTTATCACCTGGATCACAGGGGTTAGGACATTGATAAGTCCCTGACCAATGGTGGCCTTTAGGGCATTAAACTGCTCACTTAAAATACGAACCTGGTTCGCCCAGCTCCCGGAAGTTCTGGCAAAATCACCTTGGGCAAATCTAAGCTTTTCCTGAACGAAAGCATATCTTAAGGCCACTTTCTCAGCCTCAGACATGGACTTTGTTGTTTTTCCGTATCCGTTTGCCAATGCATAGGCGTCTAAGGCAGATTGGGTCATAACAACACCCAAATCCTTTAAGCTTTCTGTTTCACCCGTAAAAATGCTTTTCAGCTTGGTAAATGCTTCGGACTGGCTTGTATCATAAAAAGATGCCACATCCGCTGCAAGACCGGTAAGGGATGTTCCCATGGAGGCTGCCGACTTTTCAGTAAAACCAAATCCACGGGCCATAGAAGCAAAAACACCGGTATAGCGTTTTGCCGCTGTCTCGGACATACCAAATTGCTGGATTGCTTTTTTGGCAAACGAATCTATTTGTTTCTCCATGCTGGGTACGGCCTGCTGAATGACGTTATCCACCTCTGCCAGCTGCGATCCCAGTTCTATGGTTCTTTTTCCAAAATCAATGATCTTCTTAACAGCAAAAGCGGCAGCCAGAGCCTTACCAGCTTTCATGGCAAGTCCCTGAATGCCAGCCATCTGCTTATCAAAACTGTTTTTATTTACTACAAGGTCGAGCCCGATCTGCCCCACGCTGTCAGCCATAATATCACCTGCCTTTAGATAAGACAGGCACATCGGCACAGCGTCTTAGAGTTTCAACTCAAATTCTTTCTTACAATCCTTGTTTTTACATTTTAAAAAAATCCCTTTGCAGACCGCATCCTTAGCACGAAACACATTAACCGGATATCCGCAATAGGGACATTTAACCTTTATCTTTTCTTTTTCAATATTGATCCCCCTCCTATCTACACAGCTGCGCAAACATCTGCTCCAGGGCTACCATTTCCTGTTCATAGGTTGCTGGAGCCATGGCCTCTGCTTTCCGATTGCGCCATTCATTGTAAATCCGCCTTTGATCGCTATTAAAATTCTTGATAACATTCTTATCCGTCTCTGATCGGATTGCTACAATCCGTCCCAGAGGAGTTTCTGGATCAATTCCTGAAAGCAAAATCTTAAATTCATCCCAGCCCACCGATTCAAATTCTTTAGTCCGTATCCTCAACCCGTACTGCGAAAGGAAACTGGAGACAATCAGATCCCAGTCCTCAAATAAATCGTAGTACGGGTCACTGCTCTCCCTGGCCGCTTACGTCTCCCACGATCAGGCCAACAGCTTCCTGCACCACCACGATCAGGTCATTAAAGCCAAGTCCCAACTTTTCAATCTCTTTTTTAGATTTCTCTGGAAACATCATGTCGTAAGCTTTAAGGATCTCATTAACACCTGGATCCTCTGCACTCATGAGCCCCATAACCTTTAACATAGTGGGGGCATCGGCATTTACTTCCAGCTTCTTGCCCTTGATCATCAGTGAGGGATTCCCCTCAAAAGTCAGTTTCTCTGTAATATCAATTACTTTTGCCATCTGTCATATCCTCCTCATTCTCCTGAACCGGTTCCTACTTCAATAAAGGTTGGCTTTCCTTTGCACTTCACTTCAAACTCCAAGGCATCAACTGCCGTACTCTCACCACCTGCAGGAGTGGTCACGTTGATTATTGCATCAAAGCTCACTTTTGCACCAGAGGGCATTTCCCATTCAAATGGAGCCACCACATCATTTCCGGACTTCCAAGCAAGACCTGCAATGTAATCATTTCCTGGATCTCCATAGGTGCGCTTTCCCTGGAAGGAGAAGGACAGCTTCTTGCTGGTCATCATAGCATCACCCCAGCCTCCATGTTCCATGGCGTTCCATTCCTCTACGCCACCCTCAATGCTGGGGGCGAAGTTCGTTAAATTGGCGATCATGGCCATAGTGTCCTTAAGTCCACCCAAACCGACCTTAAATTTATTGTTATTAACCGGATATACCTTTGCGGTACCGTCCATAACTTTCACCTGTTCCTTTCAAAAATAAAATCCAGCCAGATCACATACTCATATACCCCACTATCATCTGTTCCAACGTCCTGCGGCTCAGGAACCATCAGGCGTAGGTAATTGATATGGGTATCTCCTATGATCAGGCCGGATACACTTCTTAGTTTCTCAAATAAGTTATAAGCCGCTCTCTCCGCTTCGTCCTTGCTTTTGCACCAGTGGACGAGCAGGGAAACTGGCTTTGTATCATAAGTGGTGCATTCGAGACCACCAATGGCAATATTGGCCGGGCCGGTGGAAGGTCTGCTGTAAACCCCGATGGACTTTTGCTTTTTATTATCCAGCTTACCGATATAAACATTATCATCTATAGCAATTTCTAAGTCGGATATATACTGCCGAATATCCTTTAAAGTCAACATCACACACCACCTACTTTCTTATAAAAATTCTTATATACTTTAGGCGCAAAACCCGCTTTACCTCCTCTTGGCTCCCAATCTTCAAACCAGTGGCCTCTTGCATTGGGGTTCTCATCTGTTTGGAAGTTATATTCCGGGTGGAAATATAAACGTCTTGCATAAGGAGTACTTGAAACGAGCTGTACCTTTCCTTTAGAGGAATCGGAATAGTCAGCAAAGAAGCTCTCCCCCTGGAGATGTCCGGTATCAAAAGGCATGACCTGAGCCTGGATCACTTCTGTATGTAACGCCTCTGCTGTCATTTCCAGAGCAGTTACCGCAGCTTGTGTCAACTGCTTAATCCTGGGCATGTTCATTTTGACCGTTGATTTAACCTGCATCAGACCACCTCCAGGGTGCAGAAGTTCACTGTGCCGTCCGGGTTCCGATTCTTGGTCCCCTGTTCAATTCTCCGTTCTTCCCCAAACACAGTAACTGTACCACCACTTAAGCTTGGGAAGTCTGGTGCAATATCACCGGGGAACATGGCCGTTCCCGTGATCTGAACCAATTTCTTTTCTGCTGTGAGAATAGTTTTCGCCCGATCTTGGAAGTTGCATTTCAGGCCCAGATCGGCTACATACTTTGGTTCACTTAGGTTGTTGGTTTCCTCGCTTTCAAGGTGGACGTGGATATCTATCTTACACAGCCGTTTCGGTACCAAACATGGATATTTCATAGGCTCACCTCGCTAACCGGCAGCATAGGCCCGTCTGCGAGAGTTGAGCATATACATCTCGCTTCATAGCAATGCCCTTATCTGTGAACACATTCCAGGAGCTCCCAAACTGCACCGATGCACCATTAAGGCTGTAACTGGATAGGATCGTACCGATCTCATCCGCATTCTCATATTCGAAATCAGCCTGCTGACAGATCACTTCCTGAATGACTTCTTGCTGAAACTCAGTCAAATTGGAAAATCCCCGGCCCACAATGCGATTGTAGGTCAGGGAATCAATATGCCGGCTGGATTGTCGAAGGTACCTTTCCAGCTCTTCCTCCGGTACTGTGCTGCCTTTATAGGTTCCTTTGTAATATTCAGGTGTTACGTAAGGGATATAGGCCATCTTACTCACCTGCTTTCGCTTTTTCCTTTGCTGGCTTTTCTTTTTCTGCCAGCTGTGCCTTCAAAGCTGCGTTCTCCTCTCTCAAAGCTGATATTTCTTTTTCATGCTCTGCAACGGTAATTTTTTTCAATGGGGAGTGCTCTATCAACTCCCCGTCATCATTATAAATATCATAACCTGTATCAAGATAACGCTTCTTCTCGGTCTCGGTGATCGTATAGACCTTATTTTCTTTTTTTGCTTTCATGATTACACCTCCCTATTGATGATACAAGCCTGTTTTAATTCCTGATCCAGCGCAAATGTACCATTAAATCTTCGATTCTGATACATGTAATTGTCTGCAACTCTGGAATCATGTCCCGGCGTGTAAACATTGATATAAGAATACTTGACTCTGGATACCTGCGCTTCCGGATCAATCAGAATATAATTGATCTGTTTTCCGGATACATCTGCCACATACCCATTGGTAAAGTCGTAAGTTGTTTTAAATCTTTCCAGTGGAACGGTGACAATTTCTCCCAGGTCATCTAAGCCATGTACCCTGCGGTCAATCTTCGTGCTTCCGTTGGCTTCCAGGGTGCGCTGCAGGCCTTCTGCATTTTTTAGTTCCTTGCGGTATGCTGCGGTACAGTAGAGAATGCAACGGGATAACGGAATACCTAAGTCCTCAAACTTTTCACAGTTATCATCAAAGTCTGCCAGGATATTCGCCCTGGTCACTGCATTGGTCCGGATCTCTGCTCCAACCCTCTCGGCTTCGGAATAAATCTTTGAAAATGTGTAGCAATCCAGCTCAGGAATCGCCTGACGCTTTTCAAATCTCGCCTGAATATTGGCAATCGACATGATGTGATTGGTCTCGTCCACGTCCATAGGATCAATGAAGAACTCAATATCTCTATCGTGGTCAAGAGACTTTGTTTCAAAGCTGTTAGAGTAGTTGCCGCCGTTAAAACCTAACGTGTTACGGTCATGGTCCTTATAACCACTCACTGTAATACGAGGGATTTTGATATCCTTCGCCCCGATAATCTTGATATCAGGATTACTGTTGTACAGTGCATTTGATTTCAGTTCGTGGCCGTACATATCAATAATCCTTGTATGAAACTGTGTTACATAACTTAATAATGCCATGATAAATTCCTCCTATTTTTTTACTCCAAATATTTTGTCTAACTCTGCATCAACCGCCGAAGTGGATCCACCTTGCACAGATGCCCCCACTTGTACAAATCCTGCTGAATCTCCGGGTTGCGGTTTTAAAGCCGGCACATCTTCCAGTACTTTGTTTAAAGCGTTTTTCATTATCTCATCATTGATCTTACCGTCCTGCCCAATGGCTTGACTGAGATTGGCCATCTTAAGTACATAGGGGATAGTCTTAGCGTCCAATCCCAGGCCGATTGCTGCCATTGTGGCTACATTGTCAAGCATTGCTTTCTGGGCCGCGGCTTGTGCCTGTGCAAGCTGCGTCTGCATTGCTTTCACATCTGGCTGGGAAGCTGCCTTCTGCTGCTTAAATGTTGCAATGGCCTGATTCATTTCTTCCTGGCTTAGTCCCTGCTGTTTGAGATACCCTTTCAGGACACTGTCTTCGGTGGCTGCCTGTTTTCCTGCTATCAGCTGTGCGATCTTATCATAATCAATAGCAGGAGCGGCCGGCGGCGTCTGCGGGGTAGTTCCGCCTGGGGTTGTCTGGGCCGCGTCGGTGGCAGCTCCACCAGATCCGTTCTGTCCTCCATCGGCATCAAACATAGGCATAAATCTTACAAATCTCATTTTATAATCTCCTTTCACAGTTAAATGGTGTCTCCATGTGCTGAATGCACGAACAGTTGATAACAGTGTGTCTCACCGTAGTTTAAGGCCTTCGGGCATAAAAATAAGACGCATAACCCTGCGCCTCAAAGGGAGATATCTGGATCACCTTACCCTTTCTTATCCTTATCAATGGAATCTAACAGCATTTTTAAAGTTACCAAAATAGTAATGCAAATAATAGCCGTGATCTGTACTCCTGTTGTCATGTAGGATCTCCTTCCTGTTACGAAATTACAACTTCTGATATAAAAAATACCACCGGTCCTTTTACAGATCAGTGGTATCACCCATTCATTATAATTTCCCCATTTTCATAATGTTTTAAAATTTCCAGTTCTCCAAGCTCTTTCAGCCTGTCAGGGAATTCTTTTTGTTTTTCGACTTCCTCAACAGACAAGATGCAAGTATTTGGAAAACACTCATCAAACAACCTATGGACTTCGTCTTCGTTAGCTGGATCGCGAAGCCATGTCTTTGGAATATAGATCATTATTTTATTCCCTCCTTCCACATAATATTTGCTATCATGTTTGAAAATATTATGCGTTCGTTATTACTCAAACTTTCCAGTGGTATTCCGTGGTCAATCTTGTACAATGCACTTTTTAGATCATCTTTCAACATCGCTTCATATTGCTGCAGTTTCGGGTTGTTCTCTAAGAATTTGCTTAGCAGCTCTTTTTCATGCAATCCTATACTCTTAAAATACTGCTTATAATAACTTCGTTCATCAAAGTCCAAAGAAAACACATCATTGTACAGATTATCCCAAACCCCACTATTACCCAGAAGTCTATCTTTCCAGGCTATCTTTCCAAAATCACTGACCGTACTACATCCTTTGAACTTAGGTAGCCTTTTAAGCCTCGGGAGCGTCTTTGCCAGAATATCACTGTAAGCCGGTGCGAGCTTCTCTTCAATACCGTATAGCCCTGCAGCGTGGTGAGCTGCTACCTCTGCGAAGGTCTCCTCCATAACGCGCCATTTTTCATTAGGACGTCCGCCTTTTACAGCGTCCCATTTATGCCCCTGTAAGGAAAAATGATAGGACTCATGAAAAGCAGTCTTTACCTGATACGGAAGGGAACGCTCGTCATCTGCCTGCAGCGCGTATTCTATATACTCGCAAATGCCATTATCGGCCTGCGGATAATAGCTGCACCCTCCTCTGGCGTCCATCTTTCGGAGCTTTATGGGTATGTTGCTCCTGTCAAACCCTAATCTGTCAATCAGCTGCTCTGCAAACACTTTCCTACCCCGGCTGTCATTGATGCTATCCATGGCCGGAAGCGGATCAATAACAAGGTTTTTGAATGCTCCTTCCTGTATTATATCAGATTGTAACGCCCTTGACCATTCATCAGCTTTATTTTTGTATTTTTCTTGATTTTCTTTATCAAGAGAGTATTCCGCCAACCTACCAAACTTATCAACCTGCCGCTTGGCATACTGATAATCCTGTTCCTGCTTATACTTTTGGTCAATGGCTCTCAGTTCTTTTTTCGTCCAGGTGTCCTCCGCAGTAGAGATACCAGGAAAGTACGTACTGTGACTATCCTTACACCTTGGATGATACAGGCCTCTTGCTATTGCCATACTCATTAAGGGATAAGGACCATCAGAAGCCTTCCCGCTACTCCATACATCGTCGATCAGGACCTTTCCAACAAAAGGAAGGCACTTGGGACAAGGATTCCCGCGCTTTGCTACGATAACCGTACTGATTCCCCACTCCTGGCGTTTCTCTCCTTCTCCCTGTAAGTATGCCCGTTTGCTGGCCGTCCGGATTGCCATGTCTGCATAGTCAGGCAGAGTATGACGGGCTCCGTTTTTGTACTCAATACAGTTAAGGCCCCGTGAAAGCATATCCTTAGTTGCCATGTCAATGGCTTTTTCATAAGTCCCGGCTCCGGAATTAGCATATACCTGGGCATTAAAAATAGCCTTACGATACTGGTCGTTTGCCATTCGTAGGACTGCTGTTTCTGCTTTCTTCATATCGTTACTGGTTGCCTTGATCAGAGCTTCCAGTTTCCGGGTATTCAGTTTGAAAAACTCTGCCTGCATGGCTACCGAAGCGGGCTTATAGTTTTTAAAGCCATTCTTGATAATCTTGAGGATCTGTTCTTCCTGCTTTAGCCCTCCCTGTTGTTTGGCCTGCCAGATCAGCTCTCCTATCTGAGCATTGATGCTTTTAAACTGTTTGCTGTACTTCTTCTGATTTTCCAGTTTATATTTTTCTAGGGCCTTGAGCTGCTCGGTCTGCCACATGGACCAATCGTATCCCTCTTTGATTTCCTCGGCCCGGTGACGATCCATATTACGGATCATGGAAGAGATTAGTTCCTGTTCTATGGCCTCAAAGGCAGCCGCGATATCATACTCATTCATACAATCACCTGCCGTTTGCCAAAACTTTATACCCTTGAGCCTTGAACTGCCGGGTGAACTCTTTCAGCTGCGTTATACTTTTGCACTTATCACAACGCAGCTCGGCATAGTCTTTCTTTTCAATGGCGTAAATACCAAAAGGAACCTGCTCACTTGCTACTTCCAAAAGCCCCCTGTACTCCTGCTGGCCCATTTTGTACAGGCGATTCATAACCTTCACTTTCAAGAATCTTCACTCCTTCCGTATTCAATCCAGGTTCCTCTGTTTCCATGATTCCAAGTTCATGTTTTAGTCGGCTTACCTCCTCGGCCTTCCATTCATCGTCCTTACTATCGCCCCACATTTCCTCCACCTGGGCCTCAATACTCATGACTGGGGATCCTGGCCGGGCTTTTGACATTGTTTCCACCTGGCTTTCAAAGGACGGGTTGGCATATTCCCCGAAAGGAATTTGTACCTTTACCTCCTCCACTGGCTGCCTAAGCAGGATATGATAGGCGTTGATACATGCTGATATGACTTCCGGCAGTTCTTCCTGCAAAGCCTCCACCACAGCGTTACGGGTGTAGAGAGTGGCCTTCTCCTTTTCTCTTTGGGCCTCCGCATTGTCCAGCTTCTTCACATCAATGCCAAGTGTACTGGGGGATATGATTCCCTGCAGGCAGAGATCCAGCGCAGTCACATAGCTGGCAAGATAGCTTTCATGGGGTATGTTCGGCTGTTCCGTGTTGATCGTGTTCTTTCCGTCCTCCCCCATATTGTCATCACCCTTGATGAAGCGGTTGTCAAACGGGTTCGGGTTCAGCAGCTCACCAGTCCGGGGATCTCTGGGTATATAAGACTCCGGTATGTATGTTCTGGCCCTGCCTGCCCGGAGAGCGTCCATCCATTGGCTCCAAGCTTCGTCAAAGGCGTCAAAGCTATCCAGCTTCCCATCAAAGATAGATCCGCCACGGCCTTCCCACTTTGTACTTTCGTATACCTTCAAGGGCACCGCCAACATAACAGACTTATCAAAATTCCAATCAGATATATTCTTTGTGGCCTCTATGGCCTTAATACTCAGCTTCTCCTCTCCCCGGTATAGCTCGTTTCTTATGTACCCCCGTCCGTAATGCTCATATAACACATACTGCTGTCTGTGATCCATGTAAGGCGTCTTGAATACCACTTCTTTCAGACGGCCATGCTCCTCTATGATCTCGATCCGCTCTCCTGGGTACCATTCCAGTATTGGGTACTGGCTTAACTCAGTATTAATCGTTACCTTATAGGCCCCGTCTCCTATGTACAGGACCTCTTTTAAAGACTTTTCCAGAGCCTTCCGAAACTTATTTTCCTTCTCGATCTCTTTCCACAACTCCTCCTGTGCTGGCTTCGAAAACTCAAAGTCATTCATGTCCGAAAGAACGATTGCAGAGAGAATGCGGACGATCAGCCCCGGTAAGCCGGTATGAATCTTTCTCATTTCCATTCCTGGCGTACACTTGGAAGCCCAGAACTTATGCTTATCGGCATACACATTTACATTACTGTAGAGCTGTTCCAGTTCATTGCCGTCTCCTCGGTACCAGATACGGTTGCGGATGGCATTCAGTTCATAGTCCATCGTCTCCTGGATCTGGATACTATAGGGACTTGATGGTTGGATCTGGAGCCAGCTCCGGATTCCCCGCTTTATATTGTCACTCAATGCTGATACCCACCTCATTTCTTTTCTTCCTCCTCAAATCCTATCAATTTCCGGTACGGTATCCACCCATACTGGCTGGCGTTGATTGTATGATCGTTACGGTCCTCCGGTTCGTCCTTATCTTCCTGCCAGGAATACCGGTCCAGCTCCCCCATGTGCTCTGTGCAGGTATCCACGACCAGATAACATCCCTGTGTGATCCAGCCCAGCATAAAGTTGATACGGTCTATAATTTCAACCTTTTTGTATGAGTCGTGGAAATTATACAGGCAGCCTCTAAGCCGCTTGTACTTCTTAAGCTCCGTGATCGTTGCCTGATCCGCACAATCTATAAACACATCTCTTGCAAGACCCCATTCCTTACGGTTCCTTTCCAGGAAGTCCATGAACTTTATAACCGTGTCCGATGGTGCCAGCGGGACTAATAGATCAGCGTTACTATAAACCTTCTCGTCAAGGACAATCACCTTACGCTCCATGGTGATTACCTGATAGATCATTGCAATGGTATCCGGGCTTTTGCTGGAATAAGATGTGTCCAAGGCAGCCGAAAACTTCTTGACTTTAATCTTTCCGGATTCGATCTGCTGTTTTACCCAGGCTTTACTGACCACATGTTTCTTCCGGTCAAAGTTCGGGAAGATCAGGCCGGTTGCCTTACCTCTTAGGCCCTCAATTTTGTTATTCCATATCTTCGTGCCTTTCGGTGTATTCCGGATAATGTTTTCCAGCTTCTCCTTAGATAGACCCAAATTATGGGTAAAAGAAAAGAACCAATGCACCCAGCCGGGCTTTGGTTCCTCTCGTAATTCTTCCAGTATTTCTTTCGGTGTTTCATCCTTCCACTCAGTAAGTGGCCGGGAACAGTTAATATACTCCTTGTAGACCGGCAGATTCGGATCATCTGGGTTAAGCGTACCCATCAGGTAATCACAACGCATAGCAGATTCCCGTACAAACTCAATATCGGCGGTATTGATCTCATCTATGTACAGGCAGCCGTACTGGCCTCCAAGGGCCTTCTGCCATTTCTTCTTGTCCCCATAGCCCATTACATAGATAATCTTATCGCCACCAGAAGTATGGAATAGAATGTGGGGGATCTTATCATCTTTGGTTCCGTTGCCGTTATACTCAGCCAAAACACCGAAATCATCTATGATTCCCAGATCCTTATTGATGATGTTCTTTTCAGCGGTACCGGTATCCTTTGCAGCTATAATGTGCAACTTCTTTGTACTCTCTGCTACCTTAAGCATGAACTTAAATAGACCAACCGTAGTTTTACCTGCAGCCGTTGTCCCCTCTAAAAACTCCACCGGAGCATTACACTTTAGAAAGGCTTTGTACTTCTTTGACAGAAGTAGGCGCTCATCACTCATTACCCATCACCACCACGCATCTGTTTGACCAGATCGTCAAGCTTACTTATTTCAGTCTCCAGGGTGCCAGACACTTCCAGTTTATCCTTAAACATACCCAGGTGCCTGCCGATCAGTTCCAGGGCTTTTCCCTTATCATTCAGTTTAATTTCTATCCCATTGGCCCCTTCCTTGATTCCGGCAATGGCACCGATCTTTTCACTTGGAATATCTTCGGTTTGCTTAACTTTTACATAGGGACCTTCAATCGTCACATAGTCAGTAACATTTGCGAATCCAATCTTTGCAAGCTCTTTTAAAACCATATCCTGGGTGATCTCAGTGCGCTTTTCCCGGTCTTTCATTCGCTTCTGGATATAATCCTCAACCTTAGCATTTCTTAGCATTCTACTGCTATTAGCAGCTGCCGTTTCATCTTTCTTGACCTTGGGATATGCTACCTTGTAAGCCCTGGTGGCATTAAGATCAATCAGGTATTCATCTGCAAATATTTTCTGTTTGGCTGTCAACGCCATCAGTCTCACCTCACCTTCCAATCTGGCTGTTTTTTACATAAAAAAAGAGACACCGGGTGGGTGCCTCTGGGAGATTTATACCTTGCAAAATTAGTTTATAATAAATTAATTATTCTTATTTTCCATAACATATGATTCAAGTAAACTTATAATTCTCTTTAGTTTTTCATTACACATTACTGCCTGTTTTGAAGTCAATTTATAATTATATAAGCTTTTTGAGTAAGAAAGAATTTTATTACGCAAAACAAGAGCCCTTTCACTAATATCTTCACCATCAACAGGTTTAAGACTTAAAACCTCCAGCTCTAACTTAGCCATATCTAACTCTAATTTTTTTGTTAAATCATCAGAGGAACCAAAGCTAGGATTATGCTCAATTTTTTTATCATTTTTTAAACTAAGAAGTTCATCCATGATTGTCTTAATCATTATCTCTGTTTTTTCATTTCCTGAAAGATCGCCTTGTGGAAATATTGCACCTTTTGTTTTAATTATATTAACCATCGAATTCTTTTTACCATCTTTTGTTTCAACTAGTGCATCAGTTATCATTTTTCTTGCATCTAGTACATTTTCGTATAATCTATCACTTCTATATTTAACTGTACTAATTCCAGCAACATCAAATATTCTTTCTGTTATTTCGTCTTGAACCAATACAACCGGTTTATTATATGCCTGCCTTAATCCTAATTCATAAAGAACGTTGGGATTTCGACTACTCAGATCGCATAACGCCATATCACAATTTTGAATACGGTCAAATATTTTAAGAATGATTGAATCACAAATATTGTCCTTATCTACTCTATCAGCTTCATAGCCTGCATCTTCAATTGCAGGTATAAATATTTGTTCATAGACTTTAGTAAAATGTCCCACAGGATATCCTGGTTGATCACTTATTGGCATAATAACAAAACATTTTGGCTTGATCTCATCGCTCATATTCATTCCCCCTTATTTTTTCTATCATACACCATATTTTCCCAAAAGAAAACACCTATCGACCAAATTTCGACAGATGCTTTCTCAGTGATGTATTGTTATCAAAAAAAAGAGACGGGGTTGGCCGCCTCTGTAATTATAGATAATAACTCTTTGAAATTAAACTATCACTTTTCACAATAGTATATCATTAAAAACAAAAAATATAAAGAGAAAAATAAAGAAGATAATGTCGCAACGAGGAAATAGGTCATTAAGTTTAGGACTAACCAGTTCCATACATTAAAGCATATAACCACAACACTGAAAACAGTTGCCGCAAATAAAGAGATACTTGTGATTAGGTAAGTAAATAATACTGTACTATAATGTCCTGATGCCTTAAATGCCTTCACATGTTTTTTCCCATTTATTGTTATCAATATTGAAACCGCGGTTATAATAAAGCCTAACAAAGTCCCCCATATACCCACTAATGTCTTTATAATTTCGACACCATTTGTGTTAAGTAAATTATAATTAATCTTATGTAAATATTCGCTCAAAACTTTTGAGACTACAGTAGGCATACATATTGAAAAAAAGAAAATAAAGCCTTTATCAATCAATGTCCTCGATATCTTCTTCATCCTTTTTATTCGCTCCCCTTATAGTGGTGTCAAAAAAAGTTTTTATTTCATGATATGCTTCTTTAGAGCTTATTGTTTTATTTACAGTTTTAGTCACTGCACCATGTCTCACCAATTTATCACTCAGTAAATCAATAGCATCATTCTGTATTGTGCCCTGACTTACCTTAAAACTTTTTATATCATCATGATTATTACTAATAAAATCCCCCAATTGATCTAAATCAATAGGACATTCAAAACCTTTTTTGTTTTTGGACTTTCTTCTCTTTAATACAACCTCAAAAGTATCCAGCTCTTCAGGTCCTTTAAGTGGAAGTGCAAATACCGACATATGAGACATAAGCTGGCTCATAGCGTCTGAATTATTTTTAACTGAAATAGAAAATAAGCTAAAAGTTTCACCGCTTCTAAGTTTTTTTAAGGCATCTCCACTCAATTTATTTGCACAGTACACGTAATCTATTAAACCACCAGAAACTTGAGGTAAATAATTTTTAATAGCACCAGCTCTTGCCCCAGAAAAATTATACTCTGCTCCCATTACATTATATTTAGGAAAAATGACACAATGAGTTACTTCTGCCAGGGAAAAATCTTTAGGCAAGTATTTTGTTAAAAATTCTAAAAGCCCCTTACTTTCAACATAAGGTAAAGCATCGTTTCTGCATAATATAAGCCTAAACTCTATTGGCTCATTATTTTTTACTTTATCTGTTAATATATATATCTTGTCCCCTGCGTCCGTAAAAACTTCTAATTTATCTATTGACTCTTTGCCTTTTAAAACATCCTTTTGTATTTGATCTAAATCAGCGAACACCTTATAATATATGCTTTCATGTTTCTTAATGATTCTTCTTTTTCCATTTACCTCTTTAAACAGCTTTAAATCATAGTAATAAAAATTTCTTTTCACTTTACTTTTTAATTTTGACATATCATACTCTCCCAATATCGACATTTTTCTTTATTATAACACATGTCTTATGGGAAAACATTCCAAATATATCGAACCTATTTTGTATATTCAGTATAGAACGCGTGTTCGAATATGTCAATCAACCTTTATTAATAAAAAGACCCCTAGCTATAAGCTAAGAGCCTTGATACCCGGAAAATGTCTTGGGAGAGTATAAACCGGATGAATCAGCTGCCAAACTGTTACACCTGGCAGCCGCAGGGGGATTACCAAATTTATACAATTTTGGATATTACAATTATATATCGGCTATATGGACTATACAAGGACAGCGATTTGACATCACTTGTCAAGCCCCCTAATCCAACACAATTGCATCAGCTCCGAACAAATAAATGCTTAAAATGCCTGTCAGCTCTGAAATCCATCGTCTTACCGTCCTATCCGTAGTATCAAGCATTTCGGCAATGTCTTCCTGAGTTTTACCGTCAAAATAAGAGTACTTAAAAGCGTCATACTTCCATGGTGTCTCCTTCCTGATCATCTCGTCCTCCAGGAGCTTCAGACACTTGTCAATATGTGCAATCATAACAATGCTCCGTAGCTTGCTCTTTATGATGCTGTTTATGTAAATATCCTCTGCCGACAACTCTTCCAGCTCTTCTCCATCGTCCACGTCCGATAGCTCCGACACGCCCTCCTGGACGCTCTGACAAATCCGATTATAGTTCTCCATAAGCTTCTTGGCATTCTGAAATACCTTGACCCGCCTATTCTTTTTCTGGGACTTCTCAAACTCCCTCACAGCTTCAAGTGCCGCCGTTCTAACTAATAACTCCGCTGCTTCTTTTTCCAATCGATCACCTCCCTGCAGTCAATGTTTTCTCTTTCACTCTATCCTTCTTCTGCATCAGTAGTTCTTTATATGTCATGGTCACTGACCGCTTTGAATCTTTAAGACTTACCAATTCTACGACATGAGGATACTTCCTCACCACAATAACCTTTTCAGATGCAATCCGTGTTCCCCTGACAAAGTCCTTGCGGAAACTCTCATAGACAAATTTGGCCCCGATCTTCAAAGATCGCTTAAATTCTGCCAGATCTAGTGCCGTAATATCCGCATTCACCTGCCGTTTATCCCCTACATCGTCCTCCTGTACTGCCCTAAACGTATACCGGCCTTTGTAGGCTCGTCCTTCACGGGCATAATCCCTAACAAGGTGTACAGATACATGTAGCATTTCCGCCCACTCTCTGGAGGTACGCTCTCCTTGAATTTCCCCGTTGTCATACATTGCATAAAGATATTTCAACTTCATGATTTGCCTCCTTTCTCCGCCTCGGTGGCTCCCGACGTGCCGGATCCGGGCATAAGCTTGTATATGTATAAGCCGGATGTGTTGCAGAGAAGGTCATGGCAGGCGGCACCTTTACTGCTATAGCTGCCTCTACCGTGGTGATCCTCTGCGCTTGCACATACTGATTCCGGCGTTCTTTTGGTGATTTTCTCAATCCATACCCTCCTTTTGGGCAATAAAAAACCAACTACCGAATATTGATAGTTGGTTAAAAACATTTATTCAATTGTAGCTATAATTCTATTTCTTAATCTAAAAGGCACTTCTTCTTCATCTTCCCATATAATGGTATTTTTTTGGGCTATATCAAAATGTAACCGTACTTCCTTTTTGCATAATTGAATTACCGGTTTTCCCAAACCCATCGCATATCCTTCTTCAAAATATGCGCCGTTATTTTGATGAGATAAGTCTACTACAACAAACTTACTATCTCTAATATATTTAAGTAACTCCGGCGTAATAAAATCATTATGTTCTACTTCATCAATAAACACTGGGTTGTATTCTGCCTCCGTAATTCCTTGTCGAATTGCCTCTCTAAGTCTTTTAGTTTTATCACCAAACTGCATCGCTACAAGAACATCTTTTCCATGCGTTTTATCCTTTTCGATTTTATCTATTCTTGAATATGCCTCAGGCGTAAGTTGAATTGGCCTTCCCCAAAAACCGCCAGTCCATGAGTTTTCTGGCTTGATAAGGTTGCTTTCAGTAAGGTATTCATACATGTAGCTTGCTTGTTTCTCTAACTCATCAGTATAGCTTTGATTATGACCATATCGATCCTGCTTATACCTAACCAAAAATAAACAGCCTATAACAGTTTCTTTTTCTAGCTTAATAGTTTCTCCAATGTAATTTGATCTGCTATGTAAATAAGTTAAAATTAAATCAATTTTATCTGATAATCTTTTAGGATACCAATTTTCCACATTATCGGCCGAAAGATGAACCGGATGACCATTTACTGTATTGCCTTTATTAAATTCGGCTCTATACTCATCGCACATCTCTTTGCTCATTGTTGTAAAATATTTGTATTCAGTTTTTTTAAATATATTATCTTTAAAACCATTATAAACAAAATAAGATGCCAGATGATTCAAATTAAATTCTTCTATGTCTACAGTCATTGGATAGTATTCAAATCTACCACAAACTGGACATTGAACAAATATTTTAACTGGATCATGGCTAACAGTAACTGTAGCATATGATTTGCAAACCGGACAACTTTCTGATTCACTATTCATTTTCCCCTCCATTTGTTTCTTTTTATTATCCAACTATCATATTCGGTTGTCAATGTACGATTTACTGTTCATGTAAATATCAGTTTAATCTACTAGGCAGCTAGGTCTATGCGCCCAGACATCATCCATAGTAAAGCCATGTCCGTCCAGGAAATCTTTTACTTCAACGCACACATATCCATCATAGAGAGCTGTCTGTAATGCAGCCTCTTCATCAGGTATATACTTTTCTGCAAAATCACCTAAATCACTAAAATCAATCCAAATACACAGATTGCCTTCCCCATCATGATCCACAATTGCCTCATTGTCTTGATGTTCTGTTACCCATTTCCAAAATTCGTTAATAATATTTTCCATTTTCATCTTCTCCTTATTTAATCAAATCCTAATCTAACAAAATTCACTTTTGAATTCTGATATGAAGCCATCAACCATTTTTTTCATCTTACTATACGTTTCAGAATTTCCTTTTGCTGGATCATAATTCATGGCAACCAGTGCTCTCAATTCTCCAAACGCTCTTTCAGCTTGCGCTATTTGCAGATTATATGTATGACCATAACTTAATCCCTCCAAAATATCACCTCCTGAAAATACTAATTTCACGTAGCAGACGTCAGCACCGGCGCCGCTGCATCCTGGTCCGTCATCGATCCCACTTCACACAATAGCTCCACCGGCTCAATCCCCACAATCCGGTCCGCCAGCTCCTCTGCCATCTTGCCATAAGGGAGTGATCCGTCAGTTTCATGTAGATAACCATAGATAGAATTGACAAACGCCCTATACCAGTCGCCTTTTTCCATAAGCTCATTCCTGACCGTTTCTGCCGCAACTTGAAGCCGCCGGGCAGCGTTATGGGTATTTAAGATATCGCACATATACTGATCCATCTTGCAGCCGGCGCAAATATTATCCAATCTCTTTTCGCTGGTCACTTCATGCGGCCACCGGCACAACTTATCACACACATACTCCATCATGGGATAGAGGACTTTATCCATTTCATTCTGTTCTGCCATTTTAGTCCCCCTTCTCAGCTACCAACTCTTCGATCTTCTGCGCCAGATTCAATTTCTTATAATCTTTTTTAGGATACTGTTGGTATGTATTTTCGCAACATCTACCCTTCACATACAGATTATGATAATGCAGGGCCAGTACTAACGGAATATCTCTGTGTTTCCCTGTTAATGTGATCTTGCTTTTATCGCTGTATATAATCTTAATTTTCCACATGATTTTCTCCCTTTCCTGGCATACACTCAAAATGTATGTGTAGCTCACTCCGTCTCTTAGTTTTTATTTGCACATGATCCCCGTGGATCTCTTTGCCGCAGATAGAGCAAAGATAAATCTTTTCCTGCTGAGGAGCATTGGCTTTATTTTTAGCTGGAATTTTCTTCAACCCCTTTCACAACCTGATGGACAATCTTCCGCAACTGACTGGCATATTCAAGTACCTGATCCGCATCCTGTTGGTGGAATACTACATGGCTCACCTTTTCCAAAATCCCGGACTCTCTGATCGCTGTATTGATCTCTATGTAATTCTCATTTGCTTGGATCCGCTCAATCTGCAGGCCACTAAGCACTATGCCCTGAATGATCTCCTTTGTCATGGACCTAAGCTCTTCCTTTAGCTGATCATAAGAATTCCGATACTTCGTCGTAAGGAGCTCCAGAGGAACGTTCTCCTTGTTTCGCTTTAAACGATCTAGTAAATACCGGTATTCATTCAAACTCACTTCTGTCATAACATCACCTCAGTAACCAGATTTTAGGTTACAGTAACCAACTTTTATATTTTGATGGTCACCGCTCAAACCTGCATAAAATAATGGTTTTCAAGCTACGGTAACCCAGTAACCTACTTTTTAATGTTCCATACGCGAGAGACATTTTTAAAAACTTTGTTAAATAAAATACAAAGATTGTAATTTTATTTTTCTATATATAGGAGCGTGTTTTTCCCGGTTACCGGGTTACCCACCCATAAAAACACCTGCAAACCCACATAAACCCTAGCTTTTTGCAGTAACTCCAAAAAAGTTACTATCTTATTTGAATGGAAGTTCCTCCTGGCTGTCTTCTGCCTTATCCATCTTCACAAAACCGTCTTTATCTGCATCATCGTTCAATTTGAGAAATACACAGCGAACCTTGTTACCCTTGAAGCTTTTAAGTTTGTCCATTTTTTTTCCACTATTCTCGGCCTGGATTAGCCCTTTGCGGTCTGCCCATGAAAGAAATGAGGTCTTTGAGAACCCACCATCTTTGCACAATGAAGTAAAAGCAGTGGTATAGATAATGGCATAACCGTTTTCGATCACACCCCACTTCTCCACATTCTCATTCTGAATGTCAAACCTAGCCGGATTCATGGCAACCTTGTCCAGGATGAATTGATAGCAGCGTTCATTATCTGACAGCTCGTTACGGTCAACCAGGACCTCTTTGGCTTCTTCCAGACTGATATACTCCCCGTCTTTGAAAAGGTAATCCGTGGCAATCTTATCAGCCGTAAGGACAATGGAGAGGGATAGGCTCTGCTTCTGCATCTTCTCATCATCGGCCAACTGCTTAGCAAATTCCTGCTGTATCTCCCGTATCTTCTCGATGCCCAGTTCTTTTATGACCTCAACAAACTCTTTGCCTGCATGTCCATAGTTACGCTTAACCAGCTCCGCAGTATTGCCAGGGCTTTCAAATACACGTTCGCCGCACTCTATTTCAAGAATACGGTTAATGGCTCCGCCCTGAGTCACATAGGAGCTTAAAGGCCGCTCTCCGTTCGTCAAAATGCAGTTCTTCCAGTGGTTCTCCCGATTCAGTCCCAGGTCTTTGTTAGAACGGGTTTTACCTTTTCCAGAACACAGATCATATACCAGCCCCTCAAAGTTATCTTCAATTTTACGGTTCTTTTTGCTGGAATCGTCCAATATCAAAGGAAGGTTATTTAACAGGTCACAGATGGCTTCTAGGCCGACCTCCGTACCTTTATAGTCCTTTATGTAGGCGCTCTCGTCCGGATCAGCCCAGACTGATGCTGCCACCATCAGGGATACGGTCTTACCACCTTCCGTTTCTCCCCAAAGATCAACAAAATATGGAAGCCCTCCAAGTGGTTGAACCAGTACGCTGGAAAACGCTGCGGCCAGCATGAACTTGATTTCAATTCTCCCAGCCTTACGCAGAGTCGACACATGGTCAAACCATTTCGTCCGGCTACCGGCCTGTCCAATGCTTTCATAAATCTGCCGGAAACGCGCGTCTCCATCAAAGACAATTTCTGTATCGTAAGGCAGGAACCCTCCCCGGATCCAGCCCAGCTTTGACGTTGAATACTGAACTGCTATATGTTCTTCATTGGCATTTTCCACATCAGCCAGATATCTCACCAGATACTTTGCATTCTCGCTGGTTACCGAGATTCCACGGCCTGATAGTAAAACAATCTTATTAGCCGATGTAACCATGGTCTTGGGAACTATAATCTCCTCCCACCTTCCATTCCGTTTATAGGCCAGTTTGATCTGCTCTTCCCCTGTTTCCAGGTTCTTTAAACGCTCAATCGGAAGAATCGGATGATAGCAGGCCAGTATATCCGTATATCCTGTTGACGGGTTTCTTAGGCAAATCCCATTTTCTGTGGCAAGCCATTCCTTGCACTGCATATTGTCATAGGGGCCTGAAAAATTCGTCCAATTGTCAAGGTAACTAAGGGTCTTACTCTCTTCCCGTTTCTGTCGCTTCATTTCTTTTTCAACCCTTTTATAAGCTGCCACCATCTCCCTGAATTCTGTTTTTACTTTTAACTCCGTAGCTTTTACGCCGAGGGAAGCAAGAAGTTCCGCCCGATACAGCTCATCTTCCTGGTCAAAAACTTCTGTCAAAACTTCATTGGATAATAATGTTTCTGCCGTGAGCTCATTCAACGGCACCATGCTACCACCTCGCTTCTATATCATTTAATTCTGCCTGCACATAAAGCTGATATTGCAAGGCATTGTAACTATCACACCAGACGTCACTGAAAGGCTCCGAGCACTCCATGTAAGCCCGGTAGATACCTATGAGCATACAGTTAAGCCATTTCTTTCTATCATGCCTCTCACGTTCTTTCCTCATCATGTCCCGGCGCTTCTGGGACTTATAAACAATCAACCTAGAAGCGAAAGTCGGCTTTTCATAGGTTCCTCCAAGGACTTGAAATGCCTCCTTGAAGGAAATATTTTCCATCATTTCTACAAAAGAAAAGATGTCTCCGTTAGCCCCACAGGCATGGCAGTGGAAGTCCCGGTCGTACACCTTTAGAGAAGCTTGTCTGTCCCCATGGTGAAATGGACAGGAAATAAATCCCCTATGATTTGGTTGAAAACCGTACCGGCCTACAACATCCCTCATACTGTATGTTTCCTTAATCTCTTCCACCGTCACCCGGAACACCTCCCAACAGTTCTATAATCCGTTTTCCTGTCTCTTCCTTGTCGCAAAACTCAAATCGGCACTGATATTTCCGTTGCAAGGTACAAAGGATCTTATACAGCTTTTCTCCGGTGATCGCCTTGGTCTTGATATCTTTCCATTTTCCGGTATCCGGATCCTGTACCCGTTTATGCAGCCGGGGATTCTCCCACCAGATCACATCCTCCAGAAACTCTATACCCTTTCCATGTTCGCAAAGAATGATCACGTCAATGCCGTTTTCATTAGCTCGTACCAGCTCATTCCGGAACCGATCATGATCATGACAGACATTACTGCAGAGCTCCGTGAGGTTCTGCTTTCTGTCTATGATCAGCCGGGGATTGTCCAGATTCATGTAATCCCCGACATACAACTTTGATACATAGTAATCCACTCCCTGGCAGTCAAACTCGGCCAGAACTTTCTTGATTGCCTTGGCTTTCTCCCTGCTGTCAACCTGTATATTCAAACAATCACCGCCTAGTTAAATGGGAGTCCTTCATCGCCCACATCATCCGGAATATTCATAAAACCATCACCCACTGCACTGGAAGGATCTGGCCTGGAGCTGTCCTGACTGTCATTGGAAGAATTTTTGCTCTCAACAAATTCCACATTGTCAGTGTAAACATCTGTTGTATAAATCTTCTGTCCTTCTTGATTCGTATAGGATCCCGTCTGGATTCGCCCGATCAAACCGATGTGCATACCTTTCCGGAAATGTTTTTCGATGAAATCTGCGGTCTTACTAAAAGCCACACAGGAGATAAAATCTGCATCCTGCCGACCCTCTTTGTGAAAGCGCCGGTCCACTGCAACAGTGAACCGGGCAACACTCGTGCCACCATCTGAATACCTGACTTCCGGATCCCGGGTAAGTCTTCCCACAAGCTGCACATTATTCATGCTTCGTATCCTCCTTATCATAAAGTTTTAGTTTGTTCATACAATCCTTGTAATTTTCCAAGGTCATATCTTCAATCTTTTCGATCTTGTACATGGCAAGGATCTTCTCCATCTTTAAACCCTTGCTACTGTACTTCTCAACCAGGGATCTGATGGAGGCTATCATTGGAGCTGTCACCTTGTCCGATGCCACTGCTTGATCCCGCTGGGACTCCGATTGTTTAGACTGGACCTCTGTCTTTTTTGCTTCTTCCTTCTGCTTGCCTGCCTTCCTCCCCATAGAAAAGACTTCTTTATCATCTTTTTTCCTACATACAACAAGAGAATTAATGTTTCGGTTTTTGTCATATCCAATCTGTGAAACATAAAAAGCGTCATAACAGGTGAACTTATCCTTCCCCATGTCTTTAATGGTGCAATTTGATGAGTTAACCCAGATAAAGGGGGCAGTATACAGCTCTCTGCCTATTCCCCAATTGAAACAGGCCCTTTTGAAACTGTCAGAAGCAAGCCCTTTCTCCTTCTCAGTGTAGCTTTCCGTTCCGGTATCCTCTTTCTCTATCCACAGGCCTTTTTCACTGTCCCATATAGAAACAATGCAGTTTGCATTTTCTCGAGTATGGCGGCGCTGCCAATTCATGGGCCCGACCACTTCATCAAGAATATTTTGATCTACTCTGGCATCCTTATAAAGAAGAAGGGAAATCCCATTCTCTTTAACCGTAGATATCCGACAGTCAATTTCATTCGCCTGGAGAGTCCTAAAATCAAGCTTCTCCATCCTGTTCATCTCCCTCCTCTACAATTCGACTGCACCACATATCCGCAAAATGCAGGATCATGTATAGAGCCGTTTCCTTTCCGTTAATCTCCCGGTACAGAGGACCATATAAACCGTTATGATAAAGAATGGCATGATACTCTTCCTCTGTCAGAGCTATGTATTCATTAATAATTGTTACGCTGCGGATCTCATGCGGCACATTTAGCAGGTCCGGATTTACCTTGAATGGTTTGCTCTCCGACTGCTTGTACTTCTGATCCGGTTCCACTTTGGTGGGCCGGCCATCTTTAACAATGTTAGGAACGTACCCCGGCTTCTGAAACTGACCACACTTTCCAAGATCATGGAGCAGACCACAAATGATAACGGAATCAGTCCACTGAGAGATATACGGTTCCTCATACCAAACATTTAGGAGGGAAAGTGCGTAACGGGTCACGTTAAGGCTGTGTTCTGCCAATCCACCGATCTTGGCCAGATGATTTCCTCCGGAGCATGGCATTTCATAAAATCCAATGTTCTCCATGTGATTTAACAGGCGCCTCATACCTTCCTTGTCCTCATTTCCTGCCAATAGCAACAATTCCTCAATCTGGTTTTTGATAGAATACTCTTTCTGCTCCACTCCATCATTCCATGGGAGTTGTAAACTTTTCTGCTCTATTGTTTTACTCATATCTTAATCCTCCAAAAATTCTGCGGCCTCCATTTGAGCCATCTCAGTCAGTACGAAATGATAGACTATATCCTCCGGATCATTCTCGTTGTTTTCATAATCTGTCAACTTCTCTCTGAGAAGAATCCAGAGCTTACGATATTTCTTACTCACCCTTTTCCACCTCTCTGGGAAGTTCAAACCCCAAAATGCTGGCAATATCTTCCCGCGAAACGTTATAGTTACTTTTGATAGTAAAGGCTTTCAAAGCTTCTATTCGTGCCATAGCCCGCACTCCATTCTCATAATTGGTTAAAGCAACATTAACCATAATTGTTCCATCTTCCATCTTGATTTCCTCCGATAAATCCCCTATAATAGGGGTGAAATGTTTTTACAAGTTACCTTGATTCCCTGGGAGTTGCCGCTCCTGGGGTTTCTTTTTTCTCTCTACGGTTAAGTCCTGCAGCTACTGCCAAGGCCGCCATTTGATTCTCCGTAGCCTCACCTGCATACTCCCTGTTGCCAGAATGATCAACCTTGCTAGTATCCCTTAGTCGATAGACCTGGAATATCTTGTCCTCGCCTATATATTGTGATGAAACTTTCCACTCGCTGTGCATAATTCCTTCACCTCCTCTCACATCACTTCCAACGCCCCACATGTTCCCAAAATCACGATCATACTGGCTACAAAGATCACGGCCGGGAGAAACCGCTTGGTGAACTCCATCAGTCTTGATGGGTGGGTGTCGGTGAAATCATCGAGGTTATCAAAGTGCTTTTGCATGGGATTCCTCCTTTCCCGCCAGCTCTTCAAGCAACCAAAGCTGAGAGCATCTAAACAGACCTGGGTGACAAGTTTTCTTATTAAAAGTATTGACGGGCATTCCTATCTTTTTTGCCAAGCCCTGATTGGTTAGATTATTGCGAGCCTTAGCAGCCGCAATAAGAATTTTCATATCATCTTCACGGCGCTTGTAATAATTCTTTTTAAGCATTAGAGCGTCGCTCCTTCCTTTTATAATCTTTACATCTATAACGCCTGCTACGTTCTGGACAACGGTTGCGGTACTGGCAGGACTTGCATGAATATGTAATCGTAGCCATTCCTCACCTTCTCTTTTTCCAATACTGTTATGTATCTGGTGTGCCATTTGTGAAATACTCAATCGAAACATTAAAATAATTTGCCAAAGCCGTGAGCTTGTCAAGCTTTGGGGTATATCTTCCGTATTTCCAATTTGTTAATGTAGATGTGGAAACGCCTGTCTGTTTTGCAACTTTATAATCAGTTACTTTTGCTTTGTCTCTTAGCCCCACATATTTCTGATACAAATTTACACCTCCTAACTAAGAAATCTATTGACATTAGCTAAGTTTTCTAATATAATCAAGATGTCGGTCAAAGTTATAGAAGAAATCCAAGCTAATCCCTTTTGTTTTAGCTTTTATATCAAAGCTATGTCCATATAATAGCATTGATTTCAAAGCTTGTCAATAAGTTTAGCTTATTTTTCGAACTTATTTTTTAAAGAGGTGCTATATGTATGATATTTTTGAGAAATTATGTGAAGAAAATGGCGTAACTCCATATCGAGTATGCAAAGAAACAGGGATAACTACTGCTACCATTAGCAATTGGAAAGCAGGAAGGTACGTACCAAAACAAGATAAGATGAAAAAAATTGCTGATTTTTTCGGAGTATCCGTTGACTATCTTATGACAGGTGAAGAAGAATCGGAGAAGAAAGAATCAGAGCTTACCGCCAGAGATAAGCGCGATATAGCTAAAGATCTTGATCGCATAATGGAAGAAATTTCGAGCGCAACTGACGGGCCAATATTCTACAATGGGCAGCCTTTAAATGATGAAGATGTGATTTTTCTGCAAAGAGCAATTGAAGTTGCTCTTACAGACGCCAAAAAGAGAAACAAAGTAACCTATAATCCAAACAAAAATAGGTATAAGAAATAGGTTTCTTTTGGGGGTGATGTTTACGTTAAGCACAGAGATACCAAAGATAGTAAAAGGCTTGGTTGATAAATATGGGACTAACGATCCGGGGGAACTGGCCGATTACTTGAATGTAATTATTATAAATATGCCAATGGGGAACAACATTGCCGGGTATTATAAATATTTAAAGCGTAGAAGGTACATATTTATCAATTCCAACATAAAGGATAATTCTTACCATAAAGTTATACTGGCGCATGAATTGGGGCATGCAATAATGCATCGTACTCAAAATTGCACCTTCATGAATGGGTACACACTACTTTTAACATCAAAGATAGAACGGCAAGCAAACCGATTTGCTGCACACCTTCTTATCAGTAATGAATTGCTAAATGACTATGAAGGTTTTACACGGGAACAATTTTGTGATTGCACCGGATATCCGGAGGAATTGATAAAACTAAGATTAGAATAGCCTATGGCTTTTTAATAATAAATGCTATCTTAGGAGGGAAATGATATGAAGAAGAGTATTATTATTGCTGTCTTGGCCGTATCTGTGCTCACAGCCTGCGGTACCAAAACAACAGAAGCACCAGATCAAACCAAGGATACCACGGAGTCTGTGGCGTCGAATGAATCTACCACTCCAAATGAAACCAAGGAGCAAGCAGATACCAAGGCCATTGTAGAAGTGGCGGAACAGGAAATATTCAATCAAGATGGGATTAAAGTAACGGTCAAAGGATTTGACCAAGACTCTGCAGGGCCATATCTTAATATCCTAGTAGAGAATGATACTGATAAAAATATTATCGTCCAAACAAGAAACTCCAGCTTAAATGGTTATATGATTGACTTTTGGGGTTCATGCAATGTCGCTGCTGGAAAAAAAGCAAATGATAAAATAAAAATGGATCTTACATCAATTGAATTAAGCGGTATCGGGAAAATATATGATATTGATTTTGACTTAGCTATTTTAGATGAGAATTTCACTACTATAGCTGAGAATAACAATATTCATTTAGATAGAAATCTTAGTGAGCCATATACTCAAACCTACGATGATTCAGGCACCGTAATTTACGACCAAAATGACATTAAGATTATATGGAAGGACTTTGCTACTGATGATACCTATTCGGCGCTATTACTCTATATTGAAAATAATAGTAGCGTAGAAATAACTGTTCAGGCCAGAGATACTTCCATTAATGGTTTCATGGTTGACCCTACACTGTCTACAGATGTGCTTCCAGGAAAAAAGATAGTTGATGTAATGTCAGTTTATAACACTGATTTGGAATCAAATGGGATCGCAGATATTGAAAACATAGAGACAAGCTTTCATATTTCTTCGGAAGGTTTTACAAAAACCATTGCAAACACTGATCCGATTACAATTACATTGAATTAAAAAACCGCCCGGTGCTATCAACACCGAACGGCTTAACATAGATTTTCTCTTACCGGCCTTCCGGGAAAAGATTGTTCTATCTGATCAATAGAATTATATCATTTTCGGAACGTCCTGTAAAGAGGACGTATTTTTGTACTCAAAAACAGAAAGGAAATGATATTATGGCAAAAAAGAATGAGCCTAAAGAAAATAAACGAAAGAAAAACGAACTGCCCTCCGGTTCGTATCGCGTCCAGGTATTTGACTACGTAGATGAAAACAAAAAAAAGCACTATAAGTCATTTACAGCTCCAACCAGAAAAGAGGCTGAATTTCTGGCCCTGCAATGGCGGAATAACAAAGAGAATGAAATAGCCGATATCAACGTATATGATGCCATAACAAGGTATATTGATTCGAAGCGTATAGTGTTATCCCCCAGCACGGTTAGAACCTACGAGGGAACACAAAGAAATTACTTTAGTGGGAAGTTCGGAGCGTTGCAATTGAAGAAGCTTGACAGCACAACGGTTCAGATATGGATAAGCGATCTGGCCAAGGATTTAAGTCCAAAAACGGTGAAAAATGCCTATGCACTGCTTACTTCTGCTCTTGACATGTTTGCTCCTGATTTAAGATTAAAAACCACTCTTCCCGCAAAGAAAAAACCAGAGTTGTACACTCCCTCAGATGAAGATGTGAAAAAACTGTTACGACACGTGGAAGGAAAAGAACTTGAAATAGCGATATTACTTGCAGCTTTCGGACCTTTGCGCCGGGGAGAAATATGTGCCCTTACATCAGATGACATTAAGGGAAATACGGTTGATGTTAATAAAAGTATGGTTCTCGGTCCTGATGGGCAATGGCATGTAAAGCAACCAAAAACTTATAGCAGTTATCGACAAATCGTCTTCCCGGATTTTGTAATGTCGAAACTAAAAGGAATAGACGGTAGAATTATTAAGGCCAAACCATCACAGATAACAAATCGTTTTGAGAGAGCTATCCAGACATTGAAGCTCCCACACTTCCGCTTTCATGACTTGCGCCACTACGCGGCTTCCATTATGCACGCTATAGGAGTACCAGATCAATATATAATGCAAAGAGGAGGATGGCAAACTGATAACGTTATGAAGAGTGTTTATAGGAACGTTATTGATATTGAGTCTGCAAAGCAAAACAAAAAAGTGACAAGCTATTTTGAAGAAATATCACACGAAATATCACACAACCGTTAG